GTACTCATTGCTACTTGTCTCATTCTACGGATGCTCCTTTAAATACCTTAGTGTCCGGGGACTTGGTTTTCAAGGCGGGATTGTCCCGCATAAATTCATTTACGAATTGTTTGTCCGACCAGCAACCAGGATGAGACTGATGCCAGCGGAAGTATTCTCTGGCTGGTATGGTTGCCTTGTGCTGACCCAATCCGTCAATCATTCCTCCATGTTGGTTTTCTTGTCCGCAAATTATTTCGCGCTTCTTTGCCTCGTACTGTTCGAGGTCTGCTTCGTAACGCAAGTAACGATCCAAGTTTTTCATAAACTGAGAACCGTTACCATTCTTCCACTTGGGCAATATTACGTCCATGTCGATTATGCGTTAATGGGAAGAGGGAGCGACCCGTATTGATCGCTCCCTGCTCCCCAAAAACAAAACGATGTTACTTTGAATTAAGCAAATTGACCGAGGTCAACAATACGCAATCCAATGACGATTTCACCTGCGGTTGCTGATGCAATAGCAGCGTCAGTCACTTCCAACAATATGGAAGTTGCGGTATTTGTTCCACCGACAGGTTGCGACTGATTGCCCGTGAATGCTTCACCTTGGTTGAACACGGGTGCAGACATTGCATCTACGTCAAGAGCGTTAATGAACTCATCAGGGTCGCCCGCTGTCGTGCCTACGTCAATGACAAGGGAAGTCGTTCCGGCAAAAGCTACGGACTCGTAAACCCCAACCATTTCAACTGCACCTCCTGCGGGAATGGTTGCAATAGTGGCTTGGCCACCATTTCCTATCGTTTGTAGATCTTCATAGGTTGCGGTATAGATATGAGTAAAACCGCGACCTGCTTCATTGTTAGATAATTCTGGCATTTCTTAAATCTCCTTATTTTAGGTTATTACTTGAAGTAGCCATGCGCCTTGGGCGAGTAGCAAGCAAGAGCGGCAATTACGTCGACGAAGCCTCTGCGTCCGCCCCCTTGATCCTCAAGCTCGGTAGCAGACTCAGCCTTGAGCGAGTGCATACCGACGTATTCTGGATCGATGAGCAGTCCGGCAGAGACGTCAACCGTGTCAGAACCGCTGGTGCGGTTGACGAACAGGCTGGGTACGATAGCCACGTTCCCAAAGTCTCCCTCGTACAGGTTGACCGTGAGCGTGATCTTGCGGGACTCGGCATCTTGATTGACTACGTAGGTATTGTTCGTAGCAGATGCTTGACGGGAGAAGTTGCTGATCTCTTGCTTGAGGCTTGGGCCTGCAATGAGGGTCAACTGTCCACCGGGCATACCGTTGGCTTCGTAAAGCTCTTGAAGTACGCTGTTGAAGGTGGCTTCCGTTTGCGGGTCAGTAGAATCATTAGCTACGTTCTGGTAAGCGGCAGGTATGTCGGATGGTTGACCACCGTCCCCAAGCCACTTGAGCATACCCCTAGTCTTGTAGGGAGTTCCACTACCAGCCTCGGCTTGACGATCCTGCACGGAGCAGAATGCGCTTTCTATTGAACGCTTGACGTTCCTGACTGCCTTGGCTTCGGCATTGGCGAACTCATTGGCTACGCCAGCGGTATCTACCAGTTCTTGGATGTCCGATACCTGGAAAGTATCACGGAACTTCTGGACGTAATTGCCCAGACGAGCGCGATCCTCGGCTTGGTTCTTGAAGGACGAAACGTCCTCCCCTTCGTTGACCCCGTCGAAATCGGGAGTACTGAGCTTATCGGCTTGCCATTCTACGAAAGTACCAGTTGCCCTGCCCTTTTGCATCATGCTGACGAAAGGCGTGGATTCCGGCTCAAGAATGGAGATAATGTCGGTCAGGTCTTCCCTGTTCCCGGCGGTATTATATGATGTGCTTTGTGCCATCTGTTATTCTCCTTGATGTTTAAGTTGTTATGCGGTTTCCCGCTTTAGTTTGATATAGTGTTTGAAGTCGGTCATGTCGCCAGTTTGGTCGAATTTCGACTTAGCCACCTGCAATGCCTTCTTTCTTTGCGAGTTCTCACTACGTGGTTTTGCAGTTCCCGCCTCCGCTGATGCTACTGGAGCTTTCGGCTTTGGTTTGGGTTTGCTCGCTTCCTTCTGTCTTTTCTCAACTGAACGCATACCTTCGATCATCAATCCAGCAATATAGTTCCCATTGGGCAAGTTGTTCAGGACTTGTTTGTAATCCTTATGGTTCTTTGCTTGCATGAATATTTGATAATCTTCGCTCTCCCCATCTCCCAAAAACGGAAAAGTTTCAAGAGCTTGCTTATCGTACTGTTCACGCTCGACAATAAACTTATGCCGGGCAGGGACGTCCTTGCGCAGGATTTTCTTCGCATTGGATCGAATCCTTCGCAATTCATCCTTGGTGTAGGTCTTGTCCCCTTCCTTGACTAGATATTCGTTCCCCGAATCATCGTACTCGACTTCATTATCAAGACTTTCTTCCGCCCATTCTACAAGAGCGTTGAAGTTCTCGACCTCCTGCTCCAATGAGCTTATGTCGTTTACGTTGGCTAAGGCGTTATCCGTGAGAAGGTTTGAATTGTTGGCAACCGATTCAGATTGTTTGCTGTCAATCTGGTTCTGAAGATTTTCATTCTGCTGTTTCAGAGCATACTTTTGCTCAGTCAGCTTGGCAAATCTCTTCATTGCTCCTGATTGAAAAGCATCCGCTAATTCACGGGCTTCCTCCTCGGATAACGAGTCGATGTCTATATTATACTTAGAAAGAACGTCCGAAGGCTGTGCAGGTGGCTCGGTCTGTTCCGATTCCTCCTGTTCTTCGACTGACTGTTCCTCGGATTCCTCTTCTTCCGTAGTAGTAATATCTTGGTCAACGGATTCCGATTCTTCCTCGGTTGGTTCGGGTGATTCCTCCTTGGTTCTGCTCTTGAGCAAATTGCTCGCCAACTCAGCCATAGTCAGATTCCCCTCACCGGGCGTTTCGCTTGTCACGGTATTTTCCGAGGCTACCGAGTCTACCTCTTCAACTGTATCTTCCATAATTTCAAGGCTATTAGCCTAGGATTACAAAACTACCCTACGCGCTTGATTTGTACAAGAAAAAACCCCCGCGCGAGGAGATGTGGCAGAACTCACGCGGGGGCAAGACATACCCCAATGTCTATAAATTGTAAAACTGATCGAGTTCCTCGTCTATCGCTTCCAGTTTCCCAGTCAGCATATAATGACGATTAGTACACTCTATCGATTCCTTGGTCTGTAATTGACGAATAACGTCCTCACGCATCGCTTCCCTCATCTGTATATACGTCTTGAAGTTAGGCTCGTCCTTAATCAAGGACAATACCTTGAACGCTTCTTCGGGATCAATATCGTGATTGGTCTTTTTCTTTTTCCAAATCATCTCTTTCCCTTCCAGCTAACCCGCTTAGGCCCGGTCTTTCTCTTTGCCACGCTCTTCTTGCATTGAGCCTTGGTTGGTCGGCAAGCAGGGTACGGACGCTTGCTCTTCCCTTTCTTTGCAGACTTTCTACCACATGGCTTGCCAGTCTTGCAATCAATCCATCCCTTGCCTTTGTTCTTACTGAACCACTTGGTCAGCCCGCCACTTCTCTTTGCCATGACTCTACTTCTTTGCGGACTTGTACTTTCCGCCCCTAGCCTTGTAAGTCTTGGTTAACCATCCGCTTGCATATGCGGAAGGCCAGACCTTGTACTTTCTCTTGGCTTCCGCTTTTACGCGGGCATATAGTTTCTTGTTCGTTGGTACGTTCTTTGCCATATCACCATTTTTTGCACGACCAGTATCTTGCCGTTAGTTTACTGGGGGGAGAGGTATCGCACTTATGTCTGGCGCGAAAGGACTTTCTACGCTTGGGCTGATCCTTCTTGATAGTCATGTTCGGATCACCATAGCGGATCAATCGAACTTTGTCGCCCTGCTTGGCAAGAACGGCAAACTTCTTTTTCTTTCCAGGCGTGCGCTTGGGCTTGTTATACCCGGAAAACCTCTCCCCCCTGTAGTTAATCATCTCTTCTTCCGCTTAACGGTCTTGCGCATCTTGCGACGTCCCTTCATTGTGCGTTCCTCCAGTTTACGTGGTTCATATCTTGCGTAGAATATCTTTGATAATATCCCTTTTTCAAAATCCTTTTTGATGCGGCGCTCAGATCGGAAAGAGGCTGAACCAAAATGACTGCATATTCCGGGCAATCATTCCCTTCAAACTCATCCTGCAAATCATCAACAGGATGGTCTGGATGGAATCCTATCATCCATACCCCATTATGGTCTTCATTCTGCTCGTCTATCCATTGATCAAACTGTTCGGCGCTCATATCATCCCATGCAGTCCATGCAATTACCTCTACCCCATCCTTTGCAATCGGTTCGCCATGCTTGATGCGCAAAGCAGTTTGCAAGTCATGGGTAACGCGCAAACCGACCTTTTCCTCATTCCATGCCCGCTTGGCATACGGACAAGGTGGCAAGCCACCGAAGTTTTCGCTCGGTCTTTCCAATACTTCGGAAGACCATGAACGAATATCTTTTTTGATCAAGTCTTCCGCAATCATGCAGCAGATAGGGTTTGTCCGAATTGCGTGTTAAAAAATTAACGTCGAGGTTTACGCCTGTTAATAGAAATTCCTCTACGTTTAGGTGCTGACTTCTTCTTAGGAGCGGGTTTCTTTTTCTTAGCTTCTTCGGCTAGTTTCTTTTGATAGGCTTTCTCTTCAGCTTCGTCTTTAGCCATTAGCTTTTTAATAGTAGCTTCGTCTTGAGCTTTAAGTTCAGCTCGAATACGATCATATTTTTCTCGTAGTTTTTTTAAATCTTTTTGAATTCCTTTTTCATATGCTCCAGGTCTAGGGTCAGCGTAAGCAGGAAGCCCTAACCCCCTTACGTAGCCGTGTTGATGTAGATGCGGGCGATTTTTAATAGTAGAATTTATTTTTTTTCTTTTAGGCATATCTGCGTCCTCCTATTGTGTTTGAGTTTCCCCGAATTGCGTGGGCATAGTACCCAGCCTGCCAATTTCAGCATTCTGTCTTTGCTGAACGGCAAACTGGCGCTGTTGAACGTAAGTCTGTATGCGCTCCTGCAAGGCAGGGTCTTCCTGTACCTTTTGCGTAACGTCTGGCTGAGCGAGCCATTGTTGAAATATTTGTAGCTTCATCTCATGCGCGTCATTCGGACGGACGTTCGGGGGGACTCCGGCATATATCTCGGCAATGGTCTGTCTTTCTTCCTCGACTGCTTTTTGAGATGCGGTCTCCTTGGGGATCATAACGTTCTCTGCCGCACCAGGCAGAATCTGTCCGACTGCAATTTGCAAGAGCCTTTCGGTATCCAGCGTGCCGTTCCTATCGAGCATACCCCCAAGCTCGGCAATCGCTTTTACGCGCTCAAGCATTTGTGCGGGGTCTTGGGTAGCAACGTCGAACTGGAAGTAAAAATCAAACCGTTCACTTGGGCCACCCTTGGAATAGGTCTGCATATCCTGCATACCAGTAACTCGGAAGTATTCTTGGTCAGGCCCGTACTGTTGATAAAGACTGAACACTTGATCGATCACGTGCTTGAGGTGATGAAATACTTTGTCCACCACTTCTTGCTGTTTCATTTGCGCTTCGGTAGGATCGACCCCCGGTGCATTCCTCCCGAAATATCTGTCGGCTTGTTCCTTGACGTATCTTCTGACCTCGACGTTTCCTGCATCAAACCTAGGAGTATCCGCAAATCTGTACTCTCCGGGCGTACGATATGGTACTCTAGTACCCGGCCCCCATTTGCTTGGCGCTCTGCCCAAGGGGTGTTCAAGAGGGGGCAAAGTGGACAGGCTCTGTCTATCAATCAACGAATCAGTCTCCACCTTGAGTACTTGCTGGAGGGATTCGATAAGTTCGGGATAGCTTCTGGACGAGTACAATCGCTTGCTCGTCTTTTCCAGAGTGGTCACCGTGAACGGATATTGTCCGTGTGCGTAATCGAGCAATTGGTGCTTTGCGTATACTTCGCTCAAGTCCTCATGCATGACGGTACAATAAAGACCGGGAGTATCATCCTCATCGAGCAATCGTTGATAGCAATAGAGTATCTTTACGTATTGATCATCAGTACGTACGAACTGATCCTTTTCTTGGATGTTGTACAAGTTGTCATCGCTTTGCGCATTGTTCGCAAGCTCGATCACTTGCTCGACGAAATCCTCGTTCCAATCCTCAGTCCTTATCTTTGCCCGAATCTGTTCGGGGGTCATGCGAACGACGTGAAAGACGTAAGGAGCTTCTTGCGGATCAATCGTATAGTTGG